GCTACAAGGATGCGTGTGATTACCTTGTTAACAATCAGTCAGAGCTATACACCAAAGCGTTCTGGTCAGCACAGCCGTACACACCTGAAGGTATCGTTGGTGCCGGTGAGCTACGCGATCTGATCAAGAAGCCACTCACCAAGGCGAAGGTACAGTACCCGTTCGATGGACTGAACAAACACTTGTACGGTATACGCACGTCTGAACTGGTTACTATTTGTGCAGGCTCTGGACTGGGCAAGTCTACCCTTCTACGTGAGATAGTCAGTTCCATCATGGCACAGTCTGAAGATAACCTTGGGTTGATGTTCCTTGAGGAGACACCTGAGCGTACCATGCGTGGACTGGTAGGTCTTGAACTGAACAAGCCTATCCACTTACCTGATTGCGAGTATGACGACAGCGATATTGATCTAGTGTACGATACGATGGACTATGAGAATCGTGTCTATCTCTGGGAACACTTCGGTAGTAACGAGATAGAAAACGTACTGGGCAGGATGAGATACTTTGTTAAGGTACTAGGTGTACGTTATATCGTACTGGATCACGTGTCTATCTTGGTGTCTGACCAGAGCAACGGTGATGAGCGACGTGCTTTGGACATGATCATGACTAAGCTGCGGACGTTCGTACAGGAGATGGGTATTTGTATGTTCCTTGTAAGCCACCTACGACGCCCTGAGGGGAAGCAATTGGAGGACGGTGCTGTCACTAGCCTTGGTATGTTACGTGGTTCTGCGTCGATTGCACAGCTGTCTGATGCGGTCATCGGTGCTGAGCGTAACAGTCAGAGTGACGACGCCATTGTCAGAAACACGACCGTGCTGCGTGTGTTGAAGAACCGATACACTGGCAAGACAGGCAAGGCGTGTGAGGTATTCTACAATGAGGCGACAGGACGACTGACACAACGTGATGAGCGTGAGGAGAAACCGTTATGAATAACCCTGAATATATTTTAGTTGGTGATATGTATGCATGTGACGGTGTTTTTATACCTCAGATTATTTTTAGAGGGAGTTACCGCAGATGTGAAGCCGCTAGCATAGGTATTGATCCTTATATGTATAAAGATGTTCGTATAGTTTTAGCTGAATCGGAGGATGAATGATTACTCTTACACCCACCAACGAACAGAAAGAGAAAGCACTAGCTGAGTCTGCTAAGATGGGATCGATACGTAACAGTATACGTAGAGGAGCAGGCAACGCTGTCGGTTTCTTGGCAGAGATTATGTTGGCTGATTACTTAGGCTGTGAACGCACACCTTGCAAGGACTATGACTTGACATGGAATGGTATCACCATTGATGTTAAGACAAAAGAGACAACGGTTCCGCCAAAGGATTATTACGATTGCAGCATTGCAGAAACATCACTACACCAGCAGTGTGATAAGTATTTGTTTACTCGTTACATACGACAAGGTGATCTGTATGTTCTTGGATGGCTTGACAAAGACAAGTATTTTGAGGACGCTAGGTTCTTGAAGAAGGGGGAACAGGACGGTGATAATGGATTCATTGTTCGAGCTAACTGCTACAACCTTAGAATAAATCAGTTAGAGGATTTGATGTTGTGAGATGTATAGCGTGTGACGTAGAGCTAACAGACTACGAAGCTACAAGACGGTATGCTGCTAGTAGAGAGTTTGTAGACTTGTGCAACAACTGCTCTGCTGTTAGTCTTTATGATGTTGCTGTGATAGACAGAGAAGATTTACGTACACTCGCAGACCTAGAGGAGATGTTATACCATGAGCAAGATTGGGACTTGGATATTAGAACAGGAACAGTTGATGGAGACTTATCAGAAGTTTAACCACGACGCTGAACGTAACGAACTTAACGAGACTTACCATGATTACCTGTTATTTGGATATAGAAACCACTTTGGATCACTCAACGATCTGGTGTGCAGTTACCAAGGTGAAGAACGATATACAAGTCCACACCTCACCAGACACATTGCAGAAGGTGTTGAATAATGCAGACAAAATCGTTGGACATAACCTCATTGGATTCGATGTGGGTGTTATTGATCGTGTTTGGAACGTACATATCCCTAGGCATCTTGTTGTGGATACTCTCTACCTCTCCAGACTTTACAACCCCAGCCAAGAAGGTGGACATTCACTGCGTAATTGGGGAACCATCCTTGGAGGAACAGGGAAGCTTGACTTCACAGACTACGACGGTGGACTGACTGACGAGATGGTTGAGTACTGTATTGCTGACGTTGAACTAACTGAGCGTGTTCATAAATGGTTGGATATGCAGCTATTCAAAGAGGGCTTCTCTGAGAAATGTATTGATCTTGAACATCGTGTGGGCTGGATCGTGACTGAACAGGAACGTAACGGTTTCAAGCTAGACGTACCCTTCGCAGAGAAGCTGATGATGGATTTGATGTTTGAGATGAACAACATTGAAGCAAGCCTTCAAGACATCTTCCCACCCATCGTTGAAGAACGTATCTCTGAGAAGACAGGCAAGCGTTTGAAGGACAAGGTAACAGTGTTCAACCCCGGCTCACGTAAGCAGATAGCAGAGCGTCTGCAAAGTCTTGGTGTTAAGTTTGACAAGAAGACTGAGAAGGGTAACATCATCGTAGATGAGAAGGTGCTTGACGGTATCGACAGACCAGAAGCCAAAGCTGTTGCACGTTACATGATGTTGCAAAAGCGAGTAGCACAGATCGACAGCTGGCTGAAGGCAGTCAAGGATGACGGCAGGGTACACGGCAGGGTTATCACTAACGGTGCTGTGACAGGACGTATGACACATCAATCACCTAACATGGCACAAGTACCGGCTGTGTCTGCACCATTCGGCACAGAGTGCAGGTCTTGCTGGACAGTGGACGAAGGTAACAAGTTAGTTGGCATCGACGCCAGCGGTTTAGAGCTACGTATGTTGGCTCACTACATGGATGACGAAGACTATACCAATGAAATCCTCAATGGCGATATTCATACGGCTAATCAACGTGCAGCTGGACTTGAGACAAGACCTCTTGCAAAAACATTCATTTATGCGTTTCTGTATGGAGCCGGAGATGCTAAGATCGGAGCTATCGTTGGAGGAAATAGCGTTACTGGACGCAGACTTAAAGAAACATTTCTTTCTAACACGCCGTCTCTTGAAAGAGTTAGAGGAGATACTCACAGAGAGGCTGTATCAGGCGTCCTTACTGCACTCGACGGACGAAAGCTCAGAGTCAGATCAGAACACGCCGCGTTGAATACGTTACTACAAGGTGCCGGAGCTATCGTTATGAAAGAAGCCTTGACAATCTTGAATGCTAAGTTATCGTATATACCTCACAGATTTGTTGCTAACGTCCATGACGAATGGCAAATAGAAACAACAGCACACTACGCAGATACGGTTGGACGTATGGGTGTACGTGCTATCCAACTTGCCGGAGAGACACTCAGCCTACGGTGTCCATTAGACGGCGAATATAGAGTAGGCAACAACTGGGCAGAAACTCATTAAGGAGAAACTTATGTCTGCAAACAAACTACCACCCATCACTGTACGCGGTACCGTCTACTGGTGTGAGCGTAACAAGCTCAACAAGTACAGCAACAAGTATCAGGTACAGCTTGGCAACCTTAGCGATAAAGCTATTGAGGCCATTGAAGAAATGGGTATTGCACCTAGCAACAAAGGTGACGAGCGTGGCTTCTTTATTACGATGAAGTCTAATAACCCTATGCGACTGACCGATGCTGACGGCGTTGAGATACCTGAAGATGTACTTATCTCTAACGGATCTGAAGCTGTTGCTGTTGTAGGTTACTACGATTGGTCTGTAGGTACAGGTCGTTCACCCTCGATGATTAAGATGAAGATCACAAACTTAATCGAGTATACCGACAACTCTATCTCTGAAGCGGAAGCGTTGTGATCCTAATCGACGGTGACATCGTAGCTTATCGTTGTGCTTTCAAGTGCAATGATGAGTCAGTTAAGACTGCCTGTTATACTACGGGCAGTTTTTTATCTGATCTGATTAGTGATCTATACACACAGATAGATAGCGAACCAG